CCAGCACTGGCAGCTGCCGCAACAGCATCATCATATATTTTCTTACACTCTTTATCCAGAGTATTTTTAACTATATCATATACTTCTCTATTTCTATCAACGTCTTCATAACGAACATAGAAATATATAGTACTTTCTCCATTCTTATTAGTACTAACTCTAGCTTGAGCTTTCACATCTACAAACGCTTCTGTTATGTTAGTACGTATAGCTTTCATAACTTTATCTAGCAACTCTGACATTTTATCAGTATATAAATCTCCAGTTGTAGTAAAGCTAATATTACCATATATAAACTTCTGAATTCTCATACACTTCCTCCATATAATAATATGCATATCATACTAACTATAACAGTAGTAGTTAATATAACCAACATTTTATAAAAAACATTACTATCGCTTTTTAATGTGCTTAACAATTCTTTCAATACCGAAAATAACACGACTCCAGCTATATACACAACTACAAATTTGCAAATTACAAATGCATTTATCATGGTATCTCCTAGAATAATAATTTAAATAAGTTTTTATTAGCATTCACTCTTTCCGCAATATATCCAGGAATAAATCTTGAGCTATATACTAATTCTGCCATAAGTCCGTTCTTTCCAATATAAGGAATTTTATGAGTTCCTATATGATGAAGAGTTCTACTTCCTGCCATCTTAGCTTCATATATTAAAGTATCTTTTAATATCTTTCCTATCATAACTTCCTCCTTTATAATTTACCCCAAAAGTGCATACACAAACGTATCAGAGTATACGTAAATGCTAGTGTTAATGGTACAGCTATTAGTCGTTGCATATTTGAATGTAATTCTGTCCAGCATCTAAATATTGCAATAATTCCCCATATAACTCCAAGTACAGACCATATAAGTCCTAAACAGTACAAGAATATCATTTATTTTCATCTCCTATTTTATCTTTATATTTAATACCTGGAAGATACACTATATCAAGCATATCTGCAACGTCTGTTAATTCTGCATATGAACTTTTTGCAAACTTATCATATAAAGCTGTATTCAATACTGCTAAACGTACTCTTTTTTCTAACTCTTCACTTAGATAATCTGGTATAATAAAATTCTCTCTTATCATATCAGCTATTTGTGTGATGTCTTTTTTAAGTAATGGATTAACTGGAAGTGAAAACTTTGTTGAAAAACTTTTTTCTATAAATTCTCTTATATTCATATTATTCTCCTTTTCCTCTAGAATCATCAAGGCAGTGTTCTAGTGTTTTTATAGTAGTCATAAGCATAATCATTTGGTCTCTTAAATCTTTATTCTCTTGTCTTAACTCTGCCATTTCTTTTTCTAATGATTCAATATATCTCTTTAGTATGCTTACTTCAGTTGAAGTTTCAGTCATCACTTTACTTATTGACTTCATCGGACTATCAACAAAGTCATCCAAATCTTTTTCAATTAAAACAGATGCTAATCCTGTTGTCATAATAATCCTCCTTAATATTTTAATACTTGCATATATTGCTCTATATTTACAGAAATAGTGTCAGTCTTGTTTGTTATATTATACATAAAAATAAGTTTAGTAGTATGGTCCTCATGTTTATATCTATATATAGGAACCACTTCTATATCTCTACCTTGTTTATTCCAATGAGGCCACGGATAGTAGAATAAGTTTTTATTAGCATTCACTTTGATATCATCTACTAATTTAAGTTCATATGAGAATACACCGCTATTATCTAGCATATTACACCATTCTTGATACGGAACTTTATGCCACTCACTCCACGTACTATCAACTTCCCATAATGGATTACTACATTTATTAATGTAATTATTATCTATGTATAATTCGTTCTTTACTATTTCTCCATAAAGCATTTCATTATAATTTATAATAGGAAGTATCATTGGTAGTAAATATTTATATTTAACTCCAGTTCCCTTATAATTTATAATCCCATCATTCACTAAAAACATTCCTGTATCACTTACTTGATATCCCTCTTCACTATCTGTAAGAACATTTGTATTAATAGTCTTAAGTATCTTACAGAAGTCTTGCTGTTCTTTTGTAAGCTCACAATTACATTTTATTTCTTCTTTCTTTGTAAACTTAGGAGTGCTATCAAGTACTAATGTTTTTTCTATTATTTCTGTTAAGTTTGGTAGCCCGTTACAAATATGTCCATATGCAACTACATCTCTATTTATAATACTCATATTTACAGAACCAAAGTTAGCGTATTTCTTCTTACTATCTTTATTATCATAAATAGTTGCCAATGTAGTATTCATATACCATATATCTGTAATCTTTCCATATAATGTTCCTTTGGATTGATTTCTAGTTGTAATCGTAGTCGGATAATGTGATTTTAAATCTTCGTACGCTAATGATGTCATTCTTCTGAATAATGTTAATACAGCCTCTTTCCAGAGATAATGGTCACTATACGTACTATCATTAAAATTAAATCCATATAAATTTGTATCTGCTACAATACCTCCTCCAAAGGACGGTTTATGTAAAATGTTTTCGTATAGAGGCATAAATTCAACGTCGAGTAAATCCTCCATACGTTTAACATCTTCTCTGGATAAATTCTTAAGTATTGCATTTATATTTACAGCTGGAAGATGTCCTGCTACTATTTCTCCTACTTGCATTCCACGTGTTGTGGCTGTATTAGACTGTGCTGTAGCTTCTAAATTTGTTTTACTACTCATACAGAAGTTTAGTTTAGATGTAAATTCACTTCCAATATGATTTATAAGCACAAGCAAAATACTGTCTATTAGAGCGTATATACTGTGAAACCAGAAGTCTGTTTCAGCAAGTTTTGTAATGTCTGGTGTGATATGAGTAAAGTCATATTTACCAAATCCTAATACGCTTTCTGCAAGAGTATTCAATTTAAAGTTTTCTGGTTGTAGTTGACTACGATTACTATAATAACAAGTTTGTAAATCAGATATAACTGTATGACTTATATTATTAAGATACACCACACGCTTAGTAGGAACTATAGTGTCTCCCTTAAACTCTCCATTCTCAAGTATTTCTAAATGAAGAGGAGGCTCTACATTCTCCACTCCAAGTCCTCTTTGATTAAACGTTCCTTTAGGAAGATTTAATGCATTAATACGTCTATCAAACATTCCGACGTCATATGTAGTATTATATGCCATAAGTATATCTGGTTGAAAATCTGTAAACATAGTTTTAGTAGTATTTGTAATCAAGTCTTCTTCTCTATCAAACCATCTTACATTTATATTTAAATTATCTATAAATTCTGTACATAACTTCTGTACACTATCTTTAGATTTCCCAGATAAAGAACAGTTTGCTATCATATCACGCATAGCATCTTTAACAGCATTCTTAAATTTATCTGGATTTTCTATTATTTCATTTTGTCTAGCATATTTATCAGACCTTAAAAAATCAATATACGCAGTTTTAGATTTCTCATCCACGAATGTATTAGTATTTATAATCCATTCTCCATTCTCATTAACATTAGTTTCTATGTCGAATGAAGCATAATTAATGTCTGGAATAGGAACTTCTTCATATATCAAATCTCCGTGTTTAGCCATGTGATTTAATCCATATTCCATATAACATAATTGCTCTATTGGAATATCGTATAAAAATAAACGTGGGTGCAATCCCTCTGCTTTATAAGGAATGTCTGGGTAGATTGCCTTCTCTACCCATAATCCCCATTCATCCTTGTAGCGTTGAAGCTTCGCATCGAATAATAAAGACACCGCTTCTTTAGCTTTATCTTTATAAGGCACTATATAACAATGTGCTGATTCAACCGGGATGCTTTCTTGTGATTCTTTAAGATTTGATTTTGCTAGATATATTGGAACATACGGATTATCTATAACGTGTAGAATCTTTTCTCCATTGCTATAACGCTTATAAAGAACGTATAGCTTATTTAACACTTTATGATAATACACGTGTAATAGAAACAAATCTGGGTCATCTTTAATTATGTTATTTCTATTATTACCTTTGTATAATGTCAAATATCTAGCCATTTAAATTACTCCTCTTCAGTTTTATGGTAATTTGCTATCTTTCCATCAAATGCATATAATTTATTACCATTATATTCTGCTGATAATGCTTCCCATCTAAGAGCTGCTAAAGCATACATTCCATCATCTTCTAACCATGCATAATCTAGAGATGTTCCATAATCAACATATCCATAATTTAAAAGTAGTTCCCATACTATATTCTTAAATCCTAACATGATATAATTAGGTAGCTCATAATATACAAAATCAGCAGGGAGTCCTATAGCTTCATAGATGTCAATTTCATCATCTTCATTACATATATCCACAAACGGAAGTCTATACAATATTTCGTCCATGATAGCCATAATAGCATAACGTGGAGGTTCTATAAACCCAACTCTTCCTACTTTCAAATCTTCATATATTAATGTGTCTATAGCCTCACTCATATTCTTTAACTGTTCTTCATCATTTATAATATCATATATATTAGAATTTTCATTCTCATCTACAGTTATTTCTACTACACGAGCATTAGTAGGCATCTTTTTATCAAATAATTCTTTTGAGAAATCTCCTACCAAAACATGATTATCATCTAAGCTATCATATATCTCTTTAGTTACTATCCAAGCTACTCTGTCCCACATGAAGTAATAAACATCTTCCTCAAGCAGTATTCCAGGTCTAGGTTTGTTTACAGTAACATTATCAGAACTCCAATTAGAATCTTCATCATTATCATCCCAAATATCAGCCTCTCTTATATACCCAGGATGATTATTATATTCATCAGCCTGTATACGTCCCCAATACATTGCAACAGGGTTTACATTCTCAGGATATGGATATATAGTACTCATATACTTTGCTATAAAAACATCTCTTGAAAGCTGTAAGTCATCTGTTCCAAATGTATGTTTTATAATATATTTTTTAGTTATAACATTTAACATATTAATCCCCCTTATTCATAATCTTCTTTCAATGTTTCATAGAATACTCCAGTAAAATTATCATTTAATGATATATGGTCTGACATTATACTTATTAAATTTGGAATAACTCTATCTCTTAATTCATTTCTATAATGATTCCATACATCAAGTGTCATTTTTGGAGCAAAGTCCAAAGTATCTAAATCATCATCATATATTTCTTCTTTGAATGTAGCTATCATTAAAGTTTTGAAAAATATACTGAATTCAAATACATTAGAGTTTACACATCTAGTTTTGCTTGCTAGTATAGTAACTTTCATTATTCACTCTCCTTAGATTTCAATACCTCATCTAGATACATTTTACAAACTCCCTTAGCTGTGGAATATTTAGTCATTATAGCCACTTCATTTGCTTTGAATATTGTACTATATTCTTCTGGTTTAGCATCCTTATAATAACCCAATAACTCTTCTTTAAGATTATCTATCGCAGCTGTTATATCTTTGACAAATTCTGGATGTTCTTTATTAAACTTAATAGTATCATCTTCTAAAAAGTAATATGCTGCATCAAAAAACCCGTTGATATACCACGGGTCTAAATACAATCCTATTTCAGAATCATAATCTGGTATACTTTTCATATTATTCTTCCTCCTTCACTTCTTCATTTTCTACTTCTTCCATATTAGCATACTTAGATTTAGCAGTCAATTCTTTAGGAGTTTCTTCCAGTTTCTCATCAACAGAACCATCAATAATGTCATACACTCCTTTCATAGAAATTCCTACACCTAATACCAATTCTAACCATCCTTTTACTTTCTTGTTCATAATCTTTACCTCCATAATTTTTATATTTAATCAAAATGATTGATTACTGATTTTTCATTTTAAATGTTAAATAAACGTATATAATCGCATCTATTTCTTCATCATATACAACCTTACGTTCATTATCATCTAAAAAGTATTCTAATATTCCAAAATATATTCCATCCTCAACGTCCGATACTATTGAATTTATAAAGTCCGCAACATCATAATAATATGGATGATTATATAATATCGAACTATAATGCTGATGAATACCACTTAAGTAGTACATTAAATCCATCTGTAAAGTAGGATTTTGCATTAAGTGTAGTGGATAATAATCTGGCTTTACTACGAATTCGTTTGTGAGAAATCCCTCTTTAACTATAGTCTTAATCTCTTCATCTATAGGTTTCGATAACTTCTGTCCAGTTACTTTATCTCTAACTACATACACATCTGCACTCATGTTATTAATACACTCGTTTCTACTAATCCAAACTTCTATAGAATTCTCTACATAATCTGCAAGCTCTTGCCTATTCTTAGCCATACCAGCTAAGAAATTCATATCCATAGGATTAATAGTAGCCACTTCATAATTCAGTACATCGAAACATATTAAATTAAGAATAGCATTCTCAAACATATTTCTATATAAATTTTGGTCTCTACTAAAAATAGCTCTGTATATCTCAGGGTCGTGTATAGGAAGTCTTCCCTCAATACATAAGAATTCTAATAATTTAGTAGTAGTAAGACTTTTACTATTATATAAATACCAGCGTTGCTGCTTTATTAATTCATCAACACTTATTAACGTAAATCCATTTGTCATGGCCCATAAATCATTATATGCGTCCGTTACACTATGGTCTTTATGTATCGCCATTTCAAAAACATTCATAATACCCTCCAAACTTGTTTTTATATGTATAGAATAATCTTGATTTAGTTCCTATTATAAGTCTTAATAATAACGGATTATAATAGAATTCTTTTACTAATGCATCTGTACATTCTGCTAAATCATTTATTATTCTATCTCTCATTCCATCGAACAGCCACAATCCATCTAACGATGCATTAAAATAATACTTTGTAAAATCCCCACATACTGTAGCTTGAAACTCTAGATATAAATTAGTCCAATTAATATCTACTTGTGTGAGCATCGTAGTTAGAAAGAACTCATAACAGACGTCTATTAAATAGAAATCGTTATTATCTAATGGATGAGATGCATGTTTTAAATTGCTCTTAATCCAATTAGATATAGCTGTTCTTATTACTTTATCCATTTTATTAATATGATAATATAAGTATAACGGAATCTTAAACTCTTCTAATTCTGGTTCATCACTATAGAAATATTCTCTATAGAGTATACTAAACATTCTTACAAATTCACAAACATTATCAGAACTATCTGGAACTATATCCATGATAGCTGGAATTAAACTATCTGCGTAATACGGAATTCTTGGTATATTCATTTTATTATTATATATACCAATTATACGTTGAGGTATTCCCATTTCTATTAGTGCTCCAGTAGTTTCACTATTACAAATAGTTAATAATTTTGTAAACATTTGTAAATATTTATCAGTAAGAGTGTCTCTTATCATAATTCTTATATTTTTCTTTATATTTATAAGTATATTTAAACAGTCTTCTATAACTGCATAAAACCTATCAACATCATACGACTCATTCGTATTATGAATTATATCTTCATATATCGTGATAAGTCTACTGTCTAATTTTATAAATCCTAACTCAAAGCCTTCTGTTCTCCTAAGTAATTGAGACATCCGTCTACCTCCACTATTATATCTATAAATGCGTTCATATCATCTCTTGCTAATGTATCGTATAAAACTCCAAATATAACAACAAAAGCTCTCTCTATATCAGTCGTATCTTGAACTTCATTTACTCTTTTTGTGATATAAAATGGCAAGCTAGTTCTATTTAAAAATTCAGCTATATGATTGATATCGTGGCTATAACCATAATTATAAACGTACGTTAAAAACCACTCTGTTATTATAGCTTCCGCCCACTTCTTAAAATAAGGTTTAAGTCTATCCACATGATGTAATATATCATATTTATTCATAGATATATATGGTTTAAGCGGACCCCCTATATCAAAGTATTTAAAATACCAAGATGCAAGTGGACTTTTATTTATATAATTAGTGTAGTGATATATATTGACTTTAAATATCTTGTACATACTGTGATTATATGCATATGCTCTAGATACAACTTCGTCATAATTATCTCTACTAAAAATACTTTCAATATCCATTTCTAAGCATTCTTCAAATGTCTTATGTCTATTGTACATTTCTTATCCTCCTTTTTAAAATAGTTTATTCGAAACAGCTTAACATATATAGTTATTCTATTCCTAAATAACACAAGTATTATTGTAAAAAAAAGAGGGAGAGTTATTCCCCCTCCCAAACTTCCTTATGGTCTATGTAATACCTACATAATTTTCTTAGGAGATACCAAATAACTCCTGCAATTATCATAGGTTTCCATAACCACATAAATAATATTGTAAATATTAGAATAATTATATAGGCTTTCATAGCTCCTCCTTAGAAATTATATTCTGAATATCCTATTTCATTTAATACTTTCTTCAAAGTACCATAATCTATTTCTTTATAAGTTCTACCTTTATGTTTAAGATATATCATAGATTTAAGTCCAGTGTTATATCCTTCAGGATGTTTAGAGTCAAAACCTACGATATACACTTTGAAATCACTATCATGTATTTCATCTCCAGGTTCTATGTCAAATGTACCACCATGTGGAGATACAGTGTTTCTTAATAGAGTATATTTTTTAGTATTAGTATTCATAACTACCAATACTGTAGGGTTCGCATCATTCATACCACTATAATTATCTTCACCGTAAGACACTACTACCCTTTTTCCAAACGCTACCATAGATAAAACCATCATTAAAACTACCATTAATTTTTTCATACTTTTTTCCTCCTTAAAATTTCATTTTTAAATGTAAAGCGGAAGTATTTCTACTCCCGCTTATTTACTAAACTCTCCATTATTACTTATTATGTTCTCTACAGACCCAGTTATCATATATACAAACGGGTCTTTTAGTAGATAAATACACATAAGTACTACCAATATTTTCACATACTTATTAACACCCATATTTTACATGTCTCCATCCTCTAAGTCATATACAGGAAACTTACCTCCAAGTTCTTTATATTTAATAAGAAATGCATCCGCTGTCAAATCAGAAACACTTCCTATTTCAGAACCGTAAGTTTCACTAAACACAGCTGCTTCCTTAATTTTAGCGTATTCATCAACTTCATCTGGTGTGTTGAGAATAACAGCCTTATTATTAGGAAGAAGCACCATTGCTCCGCCTTTATCGAAGTAGATTGGAACATTGTACACAATATCCACTACTTCAAATTCCTTCTTAGGAACTTCCACTTTCGCATACGCATGCTCAGTTGACACTCTGAATAGTGCTACTGTAGCTAAAAGAGCAAGTCCTGTTAAAAATAGTTTATTCATGTTTATTCCCCCTTTGTTATATTAAACATGAATATTGTAGTTATTCCTTGTTCATATTTTTGAAGACTTCCCCATCTATAATAGAACCTAGCTCATATTTGAAGAAGTCTTCCTTTCCTATAAGCCAAGTCTGTCCAGCTGTTTCAATTCCTGGAACATATGGCTTTACTGTTATAGCATAGACCGTTTTACCATCCATGCTTAAGATTTGCCTATCTGTGACTCTGTATTCGTCGGCTATAAAGTCTCCTTCATCAAATACAGATAATAACTTATTTTCAATAGCAGTAGCATTTGTAACTATAAATAATGCTCCTAATACTATTGCTACACTCCCTAGTATAGTTTTAATATTCTTTTTCATATTATCCCCCTATTTTTTTCGTATAACAAAAGTGTTTACCGGGGTTTCCGATAAACACCATTTATTTTACCACTTCCGTATTAAATCTATCCACTTATATCTCTTGCCTGGTTTTACGGTATCATAGGCAAGTTTGAAAGAGTCTATTTCTATATCTTTGCCATTATCAAGTTTGGCATATATAATAAACTCTTCAGCATGATGAATGACATATGGCTGCATAGTCATAGTTTTTCCAATCATCATGGGTCTTAAACCACTTGTAGTATACGCAGCCTTATATTCTTTATCGACTACGGTAACTATCTCGTCTTTTAAAACTCTATACTCAGCTTGCTTCGCATATATTACTCCACCTACGGTAGCAAATAGAATTACTATCATTATTATGCAAATTGCAGCAAAAGTCTTTTCTACTCTGTCCATATTCACCTCCTATTGTAAAAATGTAAAATAGAACCAAGACACATCTTTTGTGTTAGTATCTTCCACACTAACACGCACATTTGTATACATAGCAATGATATCACGTATACTACGTGCATTGGCAAATCCATTACCTCCTCCAAACATCATTCTAGCGTTTTGTTTAGAAATTGGACTAAATGGAGCAGCTAAATGGTCTGTATATATCTGATGACGGTCTAATGTCATAACATTATTTTGACCATCCACTATAGTCTGCAATGTGTTAGTCACTACATCTATAGGTAAATCAACATCAAGATATCTTAGAGAAGCTCCTATAAATACGTTAGGAACCATACCAACATATCTATAATTATCGTCTACTTCAATCTTAACAATTCTTCTGCCGTTTCTGAATTTATGGATTAAATTCCATTTTTCAGAATTAAACTGACTCTCTTTTTGACCAGTCATAACGACTTTACCAAGAATGGTATCTATTTCTTTTTCTTCAATAGATACTTCTCGAGTTTCATAGTCATATCTAACTGCAAATGTAGGACCATCCTCATTCATTGGAGAAACTCCAATGACTATATCGAATTGAGTATCTAGTTGTTGAAAGTCTATTTTAGAGAATAAATCTTCAACATATCCTCTATCGTACTCTTGTAGCCCTCTTAAAGACATAAACATTCCATTTAAAGATATATTCATGTCTAATTTAATATGGTCAGGAACTATATCCCTAACCATATTAAAGAATTCATCAATATCAGCACCTATCATATTCAACACTAGTAACATATTATTTATTTTCATATTCATTACCTCCTAAAATTATATTTGATATACATCTATAGAAACAGAAATAGGACCAAAAGTTGTATCATCTGTTGTGTTGTTAAATACCAAGTCCTTCATTTTTATAAACGTATCTAAAGCAGCCCTACCATCTGGGTAATCCAAGTCATACCCCACATAATTAAATACCGATATAATAGCATCGGTTGTTAAGTCGTCTCTAATATCTCTTACCATTTTTGAATAATCCGTTCCAGTTACGGTAACCGCAGTAATGTCACTCAAATCTTTGCCGATAGTTATAACTACAGTGTCTATTATTAAATCCATCTTGTCAATTCTGTAACCATCTATAATTTTTCCTATCATTGCTTTTTTATCCATAATATCTTTCATAGTTTTCATATTCTTTTCCTCCTAATATTTTTAATAAAAATTTTAAATACAAATTTATAATAAGACTCCGGTAATAGCCAGATACCAAATGATATCCAGCTACACTTTTGTCTTCCACAAAAATTAACTAGATACTATATTTTAAAAATTAGATTTAACACCTCCTTAGTTTCACAATCTGATTTTAATTTAATTGACACTGGACAAGTGTCTTCGTCTAATTGACAAATTGATTTTAAATGCTCTTTAATAAACCCAAATGCAACCTCCTCCCTAACGTCGTAGTTAAGGTATTCAGATACTAAATCTGTAACCGCAATCACATTTCTAGTGTATTTTAAATGTGTTTTAGGAATAAATACATCCATTTGGTAGTATTTACTGCTATGGTATACTGCAATTTTCTTCATGTCTATAATATTTGGTCCACGAAGTTTTGCAACTAGCTCTGTTACAGCATTCAATCCTACCAGCTCTTCATCATCTGGTTCATAGAAACTATACCCTTCGTTTCCCTTTATTTTAGCCATACGCACCTTTCCAGAAGAACTTACTAATGCTAGTTCTACAAGTCCAACCTCGTTGATAGAAAGCTTGTTAGTAAATTCTTTTACCCAATTTAAATCTACTGTAGATGAAGGTGTACCTACAGTAACTGCATCTAAGTCTTCAAATCGTCTTCTGATAGCTGCAAATCCCATTTGGATTGCGTTATTCATGACCTTATTTAAACCATTATTACCGTCGATAGTTGTGTCTTGCATAACCACAACACTCGCAACATTTCTTAAATCTAATTTCTTTTCTACTACCATTTCTTTACCTCCTAAATATTTTATGAATTATATATAAATAACCCTAGTGTTAGGGAACCTAGTCTTTATTTTTTTAACCTCTTTTTACATGATGGCACAAGTCTCCATCGATGATATAATAACTTATGATATAATGGTACTGGTCTACACCAGGAACGATTAGACTCACTGGTATGTCAAGACCGTTAAGTTTCTCAACACACTCTTTAAGAGATGGGTTATTAAGCTTTCCTACAAACCCAAACTCTCCTAAATTAGACTCTCTAAATGAGTCATCTACTAGGAATTCAAATAAAGATTCGCCATAAGCCTGTTTCCCTTTTCTAGCGATTATTTTGCTGTATACACTACCAATCTTAAAAATATTATTGCTAATGTGTTTCACCACTTTATTAATATCTTCATTTTCTAAATTACCAAATACTAGTTTCATTCTACACCACTCCTTTTCTATATTAAATTTAATTTCTTTAAAAGAGTTGTTACGCTCTTCTTATAATTTCTAAATAGACTATAGCCACCTAAACGTTTATCATACAGTCCATTGGCTATATTGATGCTTCTTTTTACTGGGTCTGGTTCATATTCAGAACCTAACAAGATTGGAAGCATCTTATCGACAGAATCATGAGTTTGCAACTCTTCTTCGATTCTTCTTTCTACTTCCTTTCTTTCCATGATTTCATGTAATTCATTTCTAACAGCATCCCTGTTATGAGACTCACGCCCCATTATTGCATGTAATAAACTTATCATCTTTTTATACCTCCTATGTATAGAAATGGTTGAGCTTTGTAGGAATTACTATCCCTATCGAAATGCATCAACTCCAAATTATTAGCCTTTGTTAAGCTAACTGCATTTATTACAGCCACTAACGCAGGCGTGAACCCTGTCACATATAGATATATTCTAACTCCTT